AACATTGTTAGGGTAGAACGTGATGTTGAGAGTGCAAGTGGTGTGTATTTTTATAAAGTATTTTATGACAGGTGTGTCTACGATGACTTTGTAACAAACAGAAAGAATGAAGCATATACATACCTATTAGCTGATGACGAACTACAAGCATGGGCAACAACGCAAAGAATATTGGATATTCAATATGGTAAAGATTAAAAACATAACACGCAAAACTGATACTACTTTTGTAGTAGAGCTAGACCAAGAGATATGGGATAGCTTTAGTAAGACAGAACGAACTACATTTCTAGTCTATGCAAACGATGAACTCGAAGCATACAACACAACGATGAAAGGAATATGGCATGAGCAACGCAGAACGTGGTAAGAATTATATCAAGTGGATTAAGGCATACCTTGAGTGCTTGACTGAGGGTAGGGCGATGGAGTTATTAACAGTAAGACATAGAGCAAAGCAGTTGAGGTTATTCAGATGAAACGCCCTAACATTGTTAGCTTAGAACTTGCGTACGGATACGATGACCAATTTAGAGTTACGTTTGACCGCGATGTAATCGTAATGGTGAATAGCGAGGAACGAACTTTACATAAAGGACAAGATGGTAGGATTGTAGCTAAGGATGAAATAGATGCGTACTCAGTTATTAACGGCTTAATTAAATCAAGAAAGATTAAAGGAAAATAAATCATGGCATACGGACATAGTAATAGAAATTCGGGGATTGTGTGGCTTAACAATTATGCAGAAGCATTAAAGAAATGGGAGGAAACTAAACCTATTGCTAGGCGTAAGACTGATGACAGACCGCTAGGGCATAGGCGCAATACGTGGTACTTAATCAACAAAGGCAAGGATGACAAGATTGAGTGCAAGATGTACGGCACACCGATTGTTACGTTTCATAAGGATGGGCGTGTTGAGATAACTAACTATAACTACAACACTACATCAACCGCGAACTTTATATGGGATGTGCTACGTAGCAAAGTGAACGCATATATCTTTGATTTTAGTTTAGTCATTGGCATAGGTAAGCTAGAGCAACGCATCAAAGTGGGTGAGAGTTTATTTATTGAGCTAATGGGAGATGGGAACTATCATTTTCTTGACCACAAGCCCGAAGTCACGCACACAATTAACCGCGCAAACGCAAAAGCAATTCGCGCAAGGTATCAAGACTTCATGCAATACCTAGATGGTATGGCTAAGTTACGTGGGGCAGAACCATACTCACGCGAGGAACTTGAGAAAAACATGAGTAACGAGCTATACAACCTAGACATAGGGCGTATCCGCTACTACAACACGTACCATGAGGAACACGCTAACAAGATATTAAATGCGCTTGCTAAGTTTAAGGCTTACATATCCGACACAGGCGAGGATAGGCATATAGGCTATTACAAGGCGATGCTAGTCATGGTACATAGCTTTGGTAAATACGATTGGCATACTAAGGGCTTTGTTGTAGATACAGACGCAATGGCACGTAACTTTGATAAAGCACTTATGGGCTTACACCGCAATGAGTATTTTGATGCGAAGCCAACGGATAGTGGGCAAGCCAAGCGTGACACTTATCGTGCGTACTTTACAGGCGTATGGGATAAATATAATGCAAACGCATAAGGTAACTCTAAATATGAAAGCAAGATACAACGTGGGGTGGGTGAACTACACAGGGCTATTTAATGCGACAACGCATGAACTTGATAACCCCGAAATTGTATACGAGATGAAACCACATTACAAACTCTTTCCGTTTGTGTGGTTTGACTTGTGGCGCAAAGATTATGTGCTTGGGAGTAACCATTTGGGCTCAAACTATTACGACACCACCATTAACCTAACATTGTTAGCCTCAAGACAAAAGAAATCAGTAGTGTTAGGGATGATGAAATTAGTAAAAGATGAATAGCTTTATGAATAGCTTTATGAATAGCTTTATGAATAGATGACTATAGGTTATTGACCCACATAGCTAATTGTAATACAATGTTATCTCAGTATGTAAGTAGTTGTTTTTATTTAACTTTATTTTAAGGAATGTATCATGGCTGAAATCAATTTCGGTAAAACTGTAACACTAGCACAAGCGGCTCAACTCATTTTATCTACTCCGATGAATAGATATTTATTGCAAGGTGAAGCGGGTATTGGTAAATCGTCACTACTTAAATCACTATCAGCGCAGTTACCTAACCATGAGGTAGCGTACTTAGATGTACCTAACATGGACTTAGGCGATATTGCAATGCCTGTAATCAACCACGAAAACAAAACAACGGCGTACTATCCTAACTCACGCTTCAAGGTACACACAGGTAAGCCCGTTATAACAATGTTAGATGAGTTTACAAAAGGTGCAGAACCTGTTAAGAATATGTTGCACCCACTACTTGAAGTAGCTAACCCGCGCTTAGGTGATATATCAGTCAACCCACAAAGTATTATCTTTTTAACGGGTAACTTAGGCAGTGATGGCTTGGGTGACAACCTCAAAGCACATAGTCGCAACCGCATTATCCCGCTAACAGTACGTAAACCAAACGCTGATGAATGGATTGAGTGGGCGATGAATAATGGTATCGCGCCCGAAGTATTAGCTTGGGTACGACAATTCCCTCATGCGTTAGCGAGTTACCTAGATGGTGACCAAGCAGATAATCCATATATCTATAATCCAAAAAAGGTACAAACCGCATTTGTATCCCCTCGCAGTCTTGAGCGTGTAAGTGAGATTGTTAAGGTACGTAGTAAGCTAGACACAGATAGTTTGATTTGTGCTATGAGTGGTGCGATTGGTGAGAGTGCATCACGTGATATGCAAGCGTACATTGACTACGCCGACCAATTAGAACCATTTGAGAATGTAGTCAAGAACCCTAAGACTGCCAAAGTACCCGATAGCGCGGGCGCAAGTGCGATTATGATTTTCGGTGCAATCGCTAGTGTTACTAAAGAAAGTATCGGTAACTTCATGGACTACCTAGAACGCTTTGACCCCGAGTGGCAAGCGTGTTTTGCAATCAACATTGCTAAGAACCCGACCAAACAATCAATCGCATTTAGCAGTAGCAAGTTTGCTGATTGGGTACAAAAGAATGAGGACTTACTATGAGTGCAGAACTAGCAGTAGTGCGTGACAAAGAGGAACGCAGACTTAGTAAGATTAAGATTGGCATTATGCGTAACCCCAAGTTTGCATTGTGGAGTGGCTTAATGACTGTAGGCAAGACCGCTATTACAGACAATGCCTTTGTACCAACGGCGTGTACCAACGGGCGCGATGAGTTTTACGGGCGTAAGTTTGTGCAAGGTTTAAGCGATAAAGAGTTTACATTTGTTGTGTTGCATGAAACATTGCATAAGGCTTTCCGTCACATTACAACGTGGCGCAGATTAGCCGAGCAAGACGGACAGCTATGTAACTTAGCGTGTGACTTTGTTATTAACTTGCAATTAAAAGACTTAGACCCTAACGAGAGCTTCATGGCAATGCCAACCAAAGATGGTAAGGCTATTGGTTTCGTTGATGAGAAGTATCGCGGGCTTAATACCAAGCAAGTGTTTGATTTACTCAAGCAAGACAAAGACAAAGGCACAGGTATCTTTGCTGAGGGTGAGGGCGATGCTAGTAGTATGGATGACCACGATTGGGAGGGCGGTAAGAATTTAACTGAGGAGGAAAAGACTGCCTTAGCTAAAGAGATTGACCAAGCTATCCGTCAAGGCATCATCGCACATAACAAGACTGTGGGTAGTGGGCGTGGCGGGTTAGACCGCGCTTTAGAGGAAATGGTAGAACCCGAAGTTGATTGGCGTGAGGTACTGCGTGAGTTTGTTAAGGCTACTTGTACCGCTAAAGATGCAAGCAGTTGGCGTAGAGTGAACCGCCGTTTCTTATCAACCGATACCTATATGCCTAGCATGGTAGGCGAGAGCGTTGGGCATTTAGTTATTGGCGTTGATACGAGTGGCTCAATTCAAGGTAGGGAACTATCAGAGTTTCTTGCTGAGGTGCAAGCTATCGCAACCGAAGTGCATCCCGAAAAAGTGGATTTGCTTTATTGGGATAGCGAAGTAGCGGGGCATGAGGAATACGACATGGCATCATTGCCTAACATTGTTAGCTCAACCCAACCAAAAGGCGGTGGCGGTACTGACCCAACGTGCATGATTGACTATATGCAAGAGAAAAACATTAAGCCCGAATGTGTTATAATACTCAGCGATGGCTACATAAATAGTTGGGGCGATGAATGGAACGCGCCTGTATTGTGGACATTAGTTAGAAATAAAAATACCTATGCGCCTATAGGAAAAACAATTCACGTAAGGGACGAATACTAATGAAAAAAACACATGGTAAGTCAAGCGACAGAAAAGCAGGGGTAGGGCAAGCAAGCATATATAAGATATGGAACAACATGAAGCAACGTTGCACTAATCCAAATAACCCTAGATATGCAGATTATGGAGGGCGAGGAATTACTGTGTGTGATAGGTGGATGGACTTTAATAATTTTATTGCAGATGTGGGAGATAGACCCGCTAACTTAACCATAGACCGAATAGACAACGATAAAGGGTATGAACCTAACAATGTTAGGTGGGTTAGTAAGGCTGATAATAATAGGAATAGTAGGCGGTGTGTAATGGTTACCATTGATGGAGTATCAAAACCTATCAATGTTTGGTGCAAAGAAAATGGTATACCTTATGTTACTTGTAAACAACGCAGACGAAACGGGTGGGACATAGTAAAAGCGGTATCTACACCGCCCCGACAAATGAAAGGAAAATAACATGGCTTACTTCAAGGTAGTAATTAAAGAGGAGTTTGTGTACGAAGTATTAGTACGCGCTAACACTATGGATGATGCAAAGAAAGATGTGCTATCTAGCAATATAGAATGGGGTGACCATATCTATGTGCAAGCCCACGTATATGAAGCAGTTGAATTGGAGGAAAAGAAATGAGTTTACCAAACATTATATTAGGTAGCCAAGAAGTAGAACGTATTGATGGTACTAAAGTAAGGATGGATGTAGAAATTAAACCAACCGCAATGGAGTTTGTAGAGGCACTTGCTAAAAAGCATCCGACATGGACATTTACACCCGAAAGTGTTAGTCGTGACTACGAGAACGTAGAGCATCCCAACGGCAGAATATATAGCCAAGTAAGTAAGCTATGGGCGTATGAGTTTAGTGTAATGCAAGGCAAAGACCTATTGGGTAGAATTGGTACAGAGTATTGGGGTGGGCAGAAATACTTTGTCACTAATGACCGCATTAGAAAACAACGCGAGCGCGGTAGTGTTACTCGTACAGGTGACTTAAAGAAAGCTATCAAGCTAGTTGATAAGACGTTTTTTGCTAAGACAGATTTAGAAGTTGTCCTTGAGCTAACTAACAAAGGCAAAGACTTGCTAGGTAACTACAGATACAGAAAGCAGTCAGCCTTTCATGACCTGTGGCGCAATATGCAAGATAATGCATTAGCTTTTATCAATGATAACCTTGAGGAGTTTAGAGCATTTACCACAATGACCCAACCTGTTACAGGGCTTGAGAAGTTTGAGCAGTTGCGCGATGAACGGATAGCATCAAGAACGCTTGAGAACGCCTATGCAAATGGCGAAGCTAGTATGGTGACCATGATGGGTGATAAGTTTTTCTTTACATTCAAAGGTACACCCGCAGTTGCATACAATCGTGATGAAGTACCCGCTAGTATCAAAGCTAAAGTAGGTATGCTTAAGCTAGTAGCTGATGGCGAAGCAGTAGAGGATGTAGGCTTTAGATGTATGGAGGATGTATATGTTATCAATATGCTACCTAACATTGTTAGGCAAGGAGACCAAAAATGAAACGAAAATTAACGGCAGCCACTAAAGTGCCATCTATCTTAGACCCAAACTTTAAGTATGTAAAAGCCGAGCATACTGATGTAGCGCAGACATGGCGCAAACATGGGTGGACACCACCATCGGAAATCCGCACCGACTATTTATTTAACAAGGAGAAAGGACTGTGAGAGGTAAACAGAAAGCACCAACACTAAGGCAAGTTAGTTTAAGGCTTGATAAGGATGTATACGACTACATTGCTACGAACTACCCTAATAAAATTCAAGCCACAATTAGAGCTGTATTAAAAGACTACGTAACCAAAAATGGAGAACGAAATGACAACGACACAAGCAACATTCAAGAATAAACGTATTAACCGCACAGAGCGCGTAAGGCAGATACTTGCTAAACGCCCCGACTTAAAACCGAAAGTAGTAGCTGAGCGAGCAGGGGTAAACATTACCATTGTGTATGAGGAACGTAAGAAAATGCGTGAGGCTCAAAGCACAGGTGCTAAGTTGCCCGATATTGTTAAGCGTGTAACAGTAGGCAGACCACGTAAAGCAGTAGAGGTTAAGACAGAAGTTAAGGCAGAAGTTAAGCCCGAAGTCAAGGAAGAAATTTTACCTAAATACTCTGAAAAGTATACTAAGGCGGTTGATTTAATTGCTGAGTATAAGCTAAACTTTAATCTAGGTAGTGCAGTAGCTCATATTCTTAGAGCCAATAGCGACAACAAACGCGCCGACATTAAAGCCGCAATGTGGTATCTTTCAAATGAGTTACTGACTACCAACTCATAGAGTTATTAGGGGGTTCATGACAGGCGGAATTGCTAGTAGCCTTGTAGATGCAAGCGCAAATCTCCGCATTTAACTAGCTCCCCTGAGTGTACGGCTAGTTAATTCCTTTCACAACTTGAGGTGGGCAAGTAATCTACATATCCCACCACCCCTCTCCCCCTGTCAAATATATTTGACACCTAACCTCTCACAAAAAATAAATCTTTTGTCCTTTGACAAAGTCTAACCCTGTGGTATAATGGGCTATGGCTATGACCCCTGAGAAACGAATAAAAGATAAATGCACTAAGCTACTTAAGGCTCAGGGCGTATATTATTTTTTCCCCGCGACACACGGCTTTGGGCGCAGTGGCGTACCCGATATTATATGTTGTGCCAATGGTTTATTCTTAGGCATAGAGTGTAAAGCGGGTGACAACAAACCAACCGCACTGCAAGAAAAAGAGATGCAAAGCATCCGAGATGCAGGTGGTACTACAATTGTAGTAAACGAAACCAACCTAACAATGTTAGGCGAGCTAATTGAGGAGTTATTAAATGGCAACACTAAGAGACCCCCAACCCCGAGTAACAGTTAGTACGGGTTCAAGCACAGGTAGTTATACTGATACAGGCGCGGGTATGAGCGCGGGTACAATAGCTAACTACAAAGTAAAGTTAGAACTTCACCCCGACCCTTATGTTGTATGTGATGCAGTCAAGCTAATGACTACCCGCATGG